TAATACTCTTTTGGATCTTCAGAAGTAGGTTTCCAATCGTGAACCAAATTCTGCCAAATAGGAACTATAGATGCCCCAGGAGTTTCGAGAAGATTTTGCCAATAAGTAAATGTCCCATAACCAGAAATGGGTATTTCAGGGTCTGGTATATGAGAAATAAGCCAATCTCCAACAGATGAGGTAGCAATAGCGGTTATAACAGTGGTGCGAACACGTTTAAAACGAAATTTAGACCACAACTGCGCTTCCTGAGTTAATCTACCATGGCCCAAAGCCATGGGATTTAAAGGCATAGAAAAAAGGTCAGTATACGGAGCTAGCGGATCAACAGGAGATATCTCAGCAACAAGAGCACGACCTTTAATAATCATTCGATCTTGCTCAAAACTCTTACCAACGACCCTCTTACGATGAAAATAATTACTCATTTTAGTATAACCAAACTTTGTAGGCACCTCAAGTTCATTGGTATTACTAAGCCTCTTATTACCAGACTTAATCTTTTTCATTTTGCCTTTACGATTTTTCTTAGGTTTTGCGATCTTCTTTTGGGCAAACTTTTGAGTAGCCAAACGAGCCTTAGTTCTTTTACCAGAACCCTTGATAGCACGTTGAGCCAACTGTTCGCCTTTTTCAACAGCTTTTTCTAATAATTTGGAGCCAACCATGGCTACAGCAGTCTCTGCTAGACCTGACATAAAGGTCTTTTTCACTTGGTAGTCGCGACTTTTACCTTTAAGACCAAGTTGCAATCCTAAAAATTCGTTAAAAAAGGACTGCGGTTTACCAAAATACAGCCAAAGTATTTCATCCTCAGTTTTAAAAGCCTTGTGCCCACGCGCTTGAGGATTTTCCTCAAGATAGAGCCTAATAACTTCGTCTAAAACACTTTTATCATCGCTGAATTGGCACATCAATCTAGCAGAGGACAATCGACCAACATCAACATCAATGGATCGAGTTTCGAGTTTGCAGCACAAGCCAGCAAGTACTTTGCTGGTGTTAAAGCTTGGGGCATAAAAATCTCCAAAAGTTGTTTTAACAATTAACGGACGAGCAGCTAAATAATCACACTCATAAAAATTGTCCGTAAAATGAATATCAACTTCACAACCCAAAGAACGCCAGATAGCAGCTTGCTTTTCAGCCAACCTTATATCTGGACCACCACCAATATTATCATCACCAGTATGATGATTAACATAACCTGCTTCTTGATACTCCCTAAGGGTCTCAAACTCCGAAGAAGCAGCAGCAAACTCGATAATTTTGTATCTATCAGTATTCCCATGGCCCGTTCGATGATCACCGGAATTTTCGCCAGTATTTTTCCAAAAAATTTCGCCATCAGGCAAAATAACAGGACCAATCGTAGAATCTTCTATTAAACGGTTTCGAACATAAGGCATATTAACTTCAAAATCTGGAATGTCCAAACTTCTAGCAACCTCTCTCAATGAACCCAACAACCAATAAAAACGCACTTTATGGGTAGCATAACAATGATTGGTCGCACTAACGGTTAATTGTTTGAGATAATGCAATTGACGGGAATCATATTTACCAACATCAGAAAACCAATAATGTCTTTTTCTGTGTAAATCTCTGGCAAATAAATCATAATCACCGTCAAACATCGACATACCAATTCCAGTTCGAAATTTTAACCAATTTTCTGCAACCATAGCATCAAGATCAGCGTATAACATATGACCTACAATCAAAGTATAAACGGACCCAATAATAATACTACGCATTTTCAAATCTTGTATCTTTTCCCAAGGGCGAACCTCTTCCTTTTGTATAGCCAACCAAGGAATATAATAAGCCTCGCCAAGAAAATAACCATAACAAAATTTAACAAATGAAATTCGAAAATCTTCAAGTTCAAACAATTCTCGTTTAGTCTTAAAAAACTGGTTATAAAAAGCAGTAGCACTCTTGGTTTTGTCAATCAAATCAACAACTTCATCATAATTGAGGGCTCTTGCTAAACGGGGAATACAGGAGTGTTTGTGTTGGGCCAACCATCGGGCCCCATTATCAAGAAGGTGCCACTCAACACCACTAAAATCAGGTCTAACATGATATTTGCCAAAATCCTTGTAGACCGACCAAGAATTAATTGGAGTCAGATTATATAATGTTTTAAGGGTTCTGACATCAGCCCCTGCTTTGTCTAACAGTTGCGCAAAATATGTATCCAACACATATTGCGGCTTACGTTTCCCTCGTTTTTCAATCGTGCCAGAATAAAAAGTCATATCCAACTCTTCACGGGAGGCATTTGACACGAACTGGTTTTCGCGGAGACCCTCGAGGATAAACTCGGGGTAATAGGGGAACAAACCCCGAAGGCCTCCGAAGCACTCTAGTTTTTTGGAAACATTTGACCTCGATTGGGCTTATTGGTATGACCCAAATAATGGTCACCAACAACAGAACCAGTGCCAGTGTGGACATAAACACCGCCACAATTTGTTGGCTCCGTAGAACCATCAAACCCAAAAGTTTGGGTATCAAGATCGATATCAGTTATTTTACCATGGGAAGTAACCAAATCCCCATTTTCATTAAGGCAAAACAGTGCAACCGGTAAATGAACGGTAGGTTGGATCAATTTTCGAGCAGGACCGGTGGACACATTTTCAATCTTCGCGCACTGCATATCCTTCGCAGGGCATTGAGTCCATTGCAACATATCTATATTGCG